CTGGGTCTGGATCGCAGAGGTCACCCCGGTGACAAAATTAAGCTGCGCGGCGGTCGTCGTGATCGTTGTCCCGTCGAGCGCGAGCTGTCCGATGTTCGTGCGCCCAGTGCCCTTCGGGGTCAGCGTGATGCCGATATTCGTGTCGTTGCCGACAGCCGAGATCACGGGGTTCGCTGTCGTTGCTGCGTTTGCGATGTTCACCTGATTGACCGCGCTCGCGGTCGTCGTGAACGAGATTAGCTCGTTGTTGCTGCTGTCTCCGATGATCGGCGCGGCGATGTTGAACTGCAAGCCGGTCGAGCGGATGGTCGCTGTGTCGACGCCAGCGATGACGTGCTTGATCTGCGCTGCGGTCGTTGCGGTGATATAGCTCGTCGCGGCGCTGTCGACGGCGACCCGGGCGACATTGTTCGCCGCGTCGATGACTGCGACGTCGATCGACTGCGCGCCGTCATACATTTTTATCTTGAGGTTTGCCGAGGTGCTATCGACCCATAGCATCCCGGTCGTGATGTAGGACGGCGCGGTCGATCCGCTGTGCGACGTGTGCAATGCGGTGCGGAATGAATTGAGATCCGACGCAAGCGCGGTCCCGCTCTTGGTGTTCGGGTCGATCGTCCCGAAATCATACTGCGACATTTAAGTGCCCCTCTCTCTGCCGAACCCGATCGCCTGATAATCAAACGTGCGGCTAATCGCCGTTCCGGCGCTGTTGCGGAATATAACATTGAACCCAGTGCGCGTCTTCCCCGAAATCTCATAGTAGTCCCCGGTCGCCATGTTCTGCGCGGCGATCGTGATCGAGCGGATCTCGCGGAACCAAGGCGAGAACGCGACCGCATAAGTCGCCGCACCCGAGACGATGTCATTCCCCTGCTCGATGCGGTCCGGCATATCAATCGAGACCGAAAGAGCCGAGACGAACGGCGTGATTGTCGAGTAAAGCGTTTTGAGGACAGCGCGGAACTTTAGATGCCGCGCGGTATAATCTCCGACCACAAAGCGACGCCACCCCTGATAGACCGGCGTCGCGCTGTCGACGATGGAATAGTTGACTTGGATCTCGACCTGCACCTCGTCCCCAGTATCTGCGCCGGCAAGGTTCGCGAGACCTGAGAGCGTGACCCATGCTGCGAGCGTCGAAAGCCCGCCGGACGTGCCGACCTGCGCTGCGACGGTGACGCGCGACGTGTAAACTTGACTTAGATCAGTTTCCCCGAACTCATAGTTTCCCTCGGTCGCGAAGCCGGTCGCTGCTGTGAACCCGATTGCGGTCACCGATGCGAGCGTTGCCCATGTTGCCATATAGTTTTGACTTTTTAGCTGGATCACCGATCCGTATAGCTCGACGTCGGTCTTGGCCCCGGTCCAGAGCGGCGACTGCGGCAAGGTCAAAATCACGTTGAGCGCCGCCGGATCCTCGAGCGATGCGTTGACGTAAAGCGCGGCCACCGAGCGGTTGCCCAGCACGTCGATCGGTTTGATCCCGTAGGATCCGGATCTGCTCGGGATCGTGAACGAGCGCGCTTCTCTGGGGATCGCGTCCGAGAGCACGGTCATGGTCGTCCATGCGGTGTTGTTCTGGTCCGGGGAATAGCGGATCTCGTAGCCGATCACGTCGACGGCCATCGAGGGATAGGTCCACTCGACGTAGGTGTGATCGCCGATCGTGTTGAGCGAGAAGGTGTCGACTGCCGGCGGCTTTGCGGTCGCGCCCAGCACTTGATGGTTCGCGATCTCGGCGAATGCGCTCGTCATGCCATCCTCTGGCCCGATCGCGCGCACTCCGATGTCATAGTTGACGCCGTTGTCGACCGGGCTCAAGACGATGTATGGCGCGTCAACGGCTGCGAACGGCGCGTATGTGAACGGGTCGTTCGTGCCGGATCTTCGAAAGCGCGCCTGAAAGAGCGTTGTCCGTGTCACTGTCCCGTCGCTCGTTGCTGCATTCTTTCCCGGTTGCACATAGAGCAAGATCGCCGGGATGACCGCGCCGACCGACGTGATTTGCAGCGCGGTCTCGTCCGATACGACCTGCGAGATCGTCGGGATCGGTGGACCAATGAACGACGCCGAAACCGGCGCGGAGAGTGCGGTCGTGTATGCCGGGATCGTTGTCGCCGAGCTGTATATCGCGGGAGAGTATGGAACGCACGTCACTGAGGCGGCGAGATCGTCGAGATACTCGATCCCTGCGACCAGCACCTCGAGGCTCTCGAGGCTCTGCTCACCAAACTGGAAGAGATCCCCGGCGTTGACCGAGGATCCGCCACTGGTGACGATCACGGTGTTGCTGGTGACGGTCGTCCCGACCGCTGCCACGGTCAGCGCGAGCGATGCGTTCGTGATCGTCGCCCGGACGCGCAGCGTGTAGATCTTGCCCGCCTCCCGGGTCACCGGCTCGTCGAGCACGATCGTGTTGGTCGAGCGCGAGACGACGCGCCCGGACATCTGACCGATGCGCGGCACGTCGTGCGTGAGGCGGCAAAGATCTCCGCGCAGCGCGACCAAGTGCTCGATGTCGACTTCGAACGTGAAGACCTCCGGGCGAAGGCGCGCCGCCGCGATGTAGTGACGCCCGAGCTTGTAGACGTTGTCTGGGTTGGTCTGCCCGGGCAGGTCGATCACCTGATAGGTCGTTGCGTTCGCCTCGTTGAACCCGTCGTCGAAGATGACTCGCTCGTCTTCTCGGTAATCCGCGTTCTTGTTGAAGAACCGGATCCGGAGCGCCTCGGGCAATTCGTTGTAAAGGATCCGACCCCCGAAATTGCGCGTATTGCGCGGCGTGAAATGCTGCACGATCGTCGAGCGCGGCTCCTCGATGATCACGGTCCACTTGTCGTCGACATATGCCGGGCTCGCCTTTCCGGCGTTCGCGATGTCTTGCAGGATGTCGCGGACCGAGAGTTGGAAGTCGAGAACCTGATCAAACGCGAGACCGTTTGTCTCGCAGAACGTAAACCAAGCGCCGAGCTGGGTGTCGTTGATATTCCCGGCTGCGACCGGCTTCTTGTTTGGCACGCCCTTGAGCACATAGCGGAAGAGCGCCGCCGGGTTCGAGGTCGTGCTGACTGCGGTCGTCCATGCGGATCCGTCCCACGTCGGGATCTGCAAGGACACCAGCGCGTTGAGCTGCTGCACGATCCCGTTGAGCTGGTCGGTCGCCTTGATCCGGAACGCGCTCTTCGCGATCCCGGCGAGCTTCACCGGCTGCGCGTTGGTGTTGAACGAGCGGAGATCCGTCCAATCTGCCCGGTCGATCTGCTTCGGGCTCGTCAGGGTCTGCTCGGTGTTACCGCGCCGGAGCCGGACCTCGTATTGCCCAGAGGCGAGCCCGGTCTGCCGTTGTGAGACGCGCTTCACCTGTGCGGTGTCGTCCGTGTAGGTCTGGTCGAACCACGCCGTGAAGGATCCAGCGCCGACGAGCCGATATTCGCCAATGAGCTGGACCGACTGCGGACCGCGCCCGTCGCTGTTATTTTTGAATAGCCCGGTCGGGAATGTCACGGTCAGCCCGAGCTCTGTCGTGTTGAGCGCGGTCGTCCGGGTGACGAACGCGTCGGTCAGGCGGATCGAGAGATCCTCCTGCGATGCGTCCGCTGGATAAAGCCCGAGCGTCGAGGCGTTTCCCGCGAAGTCGTGCTCCGTCTCGACGTCGGTGTAGTCCTCGAGCGCGGTGTTGCCGATCCTGATCGAGCTGACCGAGACCGGACCGTATCCCCAGATCAGCACGAAGCGCAGAAACTGATCGTTGCCGACGATCTCCGTGTAGGGCGTCGCGCCGTAGGGCGGGACCATGCGGTGCGTGCCCAGCACGACCGGGACGGGGGCGTAGGGCGTCAGACCGTTGCGCGCTGCCGAGAGGTTATAGGATGGGCTCTCTGCTCGGTTCTGGGCCGGTCTTGGGCCGAAGAGCGACGAGGCGGCGTAGGTGATCGCCATCGAGATCGCAGCACCGGCCACGGCGAGCCCGAACGCGCCCAAGGCGGTCCCGAAGACCGCGGTCGCGATCGTCGGCGCGGCTGCGGTCGCCAGAATGGAGATGATCGAGATCGGATCCTGCAAGGAGATCCGGAGATAGATCGACGCGCCGGACTTGGGCCGGATCTTGGCCCAGAGATCCGCCGGGATGTAATCCCCGCCGATGAAGGCTTCGACGTGCTCGCGATCCGCCTCGTCTGCGACGAGCGTCTCGATGATATGCGCTAGCGTCTGCCCGGCCATGATGCGCACGACGAGCCGGTCGCTCTTCGAGAGCGGGTTCAAAATCAACGTGATCTCGACATATTCTGCGAGCGCGCGGTCTTTTTGGGGCACGATGTTATTCAAGGCGATAAGCTCCGATCACGCGATGCAAGAAACGGTTGTCGTTCTTATAGCGCGAAATGCACGATCCGACGACATCTTCCGCATGGAGCACATATCCCGGCGCGGTGACGATCCCGCAATGCGTCGCGCGGCGCTTGCCCTTGTAGAACCCCCACATATGAAGCACGTCGCCCTCGCGCACGTCCTCTAGGTCGATCTTGACCCCGGTCGAGGCGAAGTCGGAGAACGATCCCGCGCCGCCCTCAATCTGCGCCTCAAGCTCGTTGTGCCGGGGGAGCGTGATGTCGAAGACCTCTTGATAGACCATGCAGACAAGCCCCCAGCACGACGCGCCCTCGCGCGTCGATCCGTTCCATTTGAACGGGATCCCGATGTAATCATTCCACCAGTTAGAAGATCCCGGGGAATGTGGAGGGGGAGAAGGTTGCACTTGGGAAAGGCTCCGTGAGGAAATTGTCGATTGTAAGGTCGATGTCGATCATGTCTGCGTTATAGCCGACCGATGCTGCCACGAGCCCCGAGACGCTCTGCAAGACGGTCGTCGGGTCGCTCGCCTCAATGACCTTGAGCGCGAACGTCGCGCGCGTGCGCTGCCCGGCGATCATGCGCAAGACTGCAAGCTCGGTCGTGACGTTCGAGAGCGAGAGGCGCGCTCGGACTTGGAGCTCTGGGTCGTCAGGCGGCAAGGTGACGGAGAACGGAAAGGCGAGATAGGTCGTCGCGCCGGCGACAATGTTCTCGGTATTGTTGACCAGATAATAAGTCCCGATGTCCGGGTGATAGATCTCGAGCAAGACGAGGAACGCGCTCGTCGTCGTCTGCTTGTTTATTGCGGTGATGACCGCTGTCGGGAGAGAGCGCGCCATTTACGGAAGCACCTCGAGCATCAGATCGACGCGCCATTGCAGGGTCGTCGATGTCTCGCCGCCTGCGACGCCGGAGAGCGAAGGCGGCTGCACAAAGCGCGCCGAGATCGTATTGAACGTGCTCGGATCCGTGAAGTCGAAGGCGTCGGATCCTTCGGAGATCGTCGTCTTGTAGAATGTCTCGAACGTCGCGCGCTGGGTTCCGGTCAGAAGCATCGAGCCGGACAGGAAGCGCGACGTCGCGGTGAACCGCTTCCGCTGCTTATAGGGGCCGGTGTCGGTGGTCGAGCGGATGAAACCCTGCTGCCGGGTGTCTTGAGCCCCGAGCTCAAAAGACTGCGGGAGAGATGTCGGCCAGATCGCCATTGTTATCCCCTTTGCTGCAAGCGGTTAGAAATCCCGAACGTCGTCTTGATCGCTTTATAGGTCGGTCCCCCGGCGGTGATGTCCTGCGCGACCGCGCGCCCGATCTCGATCAGGATGTTCCCCATGCCGTCGGAAGACGCCGATGCCTCTTGCCCGCTGTAATTGTTGATCGTGATCTTGGGCGCGCTGTTTCCGTTCGCTGCGGCGACGCCGAGACGGCCATCAGCGCCCCGCGATAGGGGCATGATCGCCTCCGGCCCTGCTTCGCCCATGAGCCCGGTCCCGTTGGCGAACGGGAAGATCGTCGGCCCAGATACGACGCCGCCCTTGGCGAACGGCATAGGAAGCCCCATTGATCCGGTCCCACCGCCGCGCCCGGTGAGACCGCCGAGGATCCCGCTAAGTCCAGCGGAGATCGGCGCGGAGAACTGCTGCGCGAAAAGATCCTGCGCGACTTTGGCGAGCACGTTCGACGCGAAGCTGAGAAGCGCGTCGCCCAGATCTGCGGTTCCGTTGATGACCGACGCAAACGCTGCGTTGAGCTCGTTCTCGACCGTGTCTGCGACGCCCTGCACGAGCTGCGCTAACGGGTCGAACTTCTGGTTCAGATCGTCGAGCGCCCGGGCATATAGATCCGCATCCATCGCGCCGGATGCGTGAAGGCGATTTAGGTCGTCGAGCGCGATCCCGTATTTTTCGGCCTCTGTCCGGGTCGCGTCGTAATACCGTTTGACCTCAGAGGTGATGTCTTTTGCGGAGGACGCGCCGCCCTTTAGCTGCGCGTTGAACTCGGAGAGCGCCATCGCTGCCTCGGCGGCTGCGACTTCGTTCTCGACATAGGTGTCTTTTAGCCCTTGGGTGAACCCTGCGACGCCGGTCGGAGCATTGAGCAGCGCGCCCGCCCCGGTGCTGGTGAACCGGCTTTCGGCAAGTGCGCGCGCGCCGCCGATCGGGTCTTCTTTATAGCGCAGCTTGATCTCGGCCTGCGTGCGCGCTGTTAGGCTCTGCTGTGATAGAGAAACCGCGTTCCCGAAAGCGCGAGAGAGCTCGTCCGCAAGAGAGGCGGCGTTGGTCGCTGCGATGCTGATATTGTCGGCCGCGCCTGCGGTCCCATCAGCCAGATCAAGACTTGCAAGAGCGGAGTCAATCATAGACTGCGCGAGCACGCGCTGCTCTTGGGTTAGGTTCTCTGTGCCGCCAGTGATCTCAATGAAAAGTGCTTTCACGCGGTCAAAGGCTGCGATCTTGTCGTCGAGTGTTAGCGCGTTCTGGAGGTCCGCAAGCGCCGCCGAGAAAGTGATCGCCTCCTGCTCGGTCGATCCCAGCGCGACCTTTACGCGCTCGACCCCAGAACGATAGCCATCGAGCTGGTCGATTTGGATCTGCAAAGCCGTCTGACGGTTGGAGAGCATCCCGGCGGCAAGTGGATCCGCTGAGATCTGTGCGTTGAGCGCTTGCATCTCTTCGCGGAGCTGCGCTGCGCGCTCTGCCGTTGCGATCAGCTCTGCCCCCGTCTGTCCGCCAAAGTCCCCGAACGCCGCGACGACCTTGAGTGACGCCTCGGCGAGCTTGTCCAATGCGTCGAGTTGGGCGAGCTCTTTGTTGATCTGGAGCAGCTCGCGCGCCTTGCCAGAGGCTGCACCGTATTGCTCAATCAGTTTTGCGGTTGGCGACGCAGCGGCTGCGGACGCCGAAGCGTAGGCGTCGATCGCGTCCTTAAGCTGCTCGACGGCGTCGGTCATCTCTTTTGCGCCGTCGCTAGCATTGAAGAGAGCGGGGGCGAACGAGAGCAAAGCACCGGCTGCGAGACCTACGACCGCGCCGAGAGGACCGAAGCCCCCGAGAAGCTGCGGGAGCTGCTGTCCAAGCGTGCGCGAGATCGGGACACCCATCTCGAGCTGCACAAGAATGTCTTGAAGCTGGAAGCTCGCGTTCTGGATTGAGCTCGAATTGTTCTTAAAGGCTGCGCCGATCCCCCCGATCGCGCCTGCCATCGCACGCGCTGGGGCGGCGCTCTTGGTCTGAGCTGCACCCAGCGCGTTGACCTTGTTCTCGAGCTGGTCCGCTGCGCCGGCTGCTCCGACTGCGGCCTTCTGGAACGACCCCAGCCCCTGCGCTGCCTGCGCGCTGCCAGTGGTCTGGACTTCGACGCCGAGTGTGATCAAGTCCATTTTTTCGCCCTTTCCTTGTGCCACAAGGCGTCGAGTGCAGAGAGCGCGTCCACCTCAAGAGGGGTAAA